CACCACTGCTTCCTGCTGCCCTTGGTTCTAAATCAGTAAATGTTGGTTGATCTAATGATGCTTTTCCTTCTGGGTTATCAGGATCCGTTCCATTCTGAAGACAAATATAAACTTTATAATCTTCATTAACTACAAAGTAATTTGCAGCATACAATGTAATTGCATTTGAAGGTTTAGAAGGATTTTCTGCTTGAATATCATTTCTATACATGTCATAGGTGATACCTGATGCCCATGTATTTTTTTTAACAACTTGCTTTATATCTGTTGTATCTACCTTTTTCAAGGCTATCATTGTATCCCAATATTCATTCTCTTGATTAAAACTATCCCTCGGATCAGGTGGAGTCGTATTCCAATCAGAATCAACCTGCGTAGCATTAGGTAAACCAATCCATGTATAGAATGAATTAGTCGTTGAAGCTACGCTGGCGACAAAATCTTTAGTATTTAAAATACGAAGTTGATCAGTTATAATTGCAGCCATTTTGCGATAGTTTTTTACTTATTTATCAAAGATTGTTAACTAGAATAATCTTGAGATTTTAGAGGAGTAACTCTACTTACTACTGCTGATGTAGAGATGCCAGTAAATCCGTTTTGCGTATATGCAGTAAAGGATGTAACTGACGTACCAGGTCTAGAACCAAGTGTTATTCTTCCCCATGAGAAACTTCCAAACAATTCACTCACACCCACTCCAGATAGAGAATTGAAACTAGAAACACTAGTCGTTACTCTAGCCACATATGTATTAGCAATACCAGGTACTGAAGTTTGTGCAACAGAAACTGCAGCAACTTCATATACATTATCTAGGAAGGTAGTTCCTATTCCTAAGACTGATCTATTCTGATAGATCGATGTTACACCATTTCCAATATTACTATTAGAAACTGTAAAGTAATATCCAGTTTGGATACCACTGATTGTAACAGCAGTTCCTACTATATCAGTATTCCTTAAGTAAGAATTTGTAGGAATGTACATGTCAAATACAATACCTGTAGAGGCAACACCTACACACGTTGTACCAACTCCTACTATTTCTCCAAAGTCCCCTTCATAAGTAGAAGAATCATTTATTTCTCTTGTTACATTGGGAACTTCAATAAGAACTTCTGGTACAGAAGTAGTAGTGTATCCTGTACCAGCAGAAGTAACTGTGATAGCAGAAACTGCATCCCCTGTAAGAGTTGATGTAACAGATGCTCTAGTTGTTGTTCCTAAACCAACTGGAGTACCGATAATCACATTAGGAGCAGCAGTATATCCTGTTCCCCCCAAACTTACTGTTACAGCAGAAATTGTACCAGCAGCAGATACAACAGCAGTCGCAGCCGCTCCTACAATATTATCTTGAGAAGTTATAGAAATCTTTTGAGTCTTGGCAGTTGTTTGATCTTCATTACTAGGATCAAAGAATGTTCTTACACTCTCTACAAATATCACAGTTGAACCTACTCCCACAGATTGAATAATGAATGTAGTAGGATTGATTAAGGCCTCTAACTCTTCACGACTCTTACTAACTATTTGACCATTGATAATCTTATCAACACCTTGTTTACACCATGTAACTGTTCTCTTACAATTTGGATCTCCATTGATACCAACACCTGTATATGCATTAGTATCCACAATATCTGTCGCTATAACTTCTTTCACTAACCTCTTGTCTTCTTCTATGGAATCAGTGCAAAGATCTCCATCACCTCCAATTTGAAGAGTGTCTCCTTTCTTAACAGTTTCTAATACATCCTTGAATGTAACATCAGTATCACCACTTCCTTTATAGAAAAGAATCTTACATGTATCACCATTAAATGATCCATCAGTTTCACGTCCTTTAGGAGCTTCAGAGAATGTTAGAATACTTCCATTTGTAAGGGTGTAACCCTCCCCAGGCACTTGAAGAGTATCGTTAACAAAGACAAGAATAGTTGATTGAACATCAATACTAGATCCCTCTCGTGCTTTAATGGTAATTGGAGCACCATCTTTCTTCAAGGTAAATACTTTCTTGGTTCCATTAAATTCACTTTGAATCTTATCAAGAACTTCAAGTTGTCCGAAATGCCAACCAGCAAATGAATCAGTAGAGACATCCTGTATTGTAATCTGAAATTCTGCAAAAGTTTTAGATGGATCGGTAGGAATACCAGTTGTTCCCATCTTAGGAACAGTAAGAATTTGATCATCCGCATATCCATAACCAGTATTCTTTATTTCAAACTGTGTAACACTAGATCCTTGACCCACTACAATATCAACAGTGGCTTGAGTTCCAATTCCTGTTGTTCCTGAAGAACTGTACACCAAAGGAATATTTGTATATCCAAGTGGTTCATCAATTACAACATCCATTCTTCTGCTAACTGTTCCACATCTTGAGTAGAAGTGTGCTCTGGTAGAAACACCACTATTAATAGTAAATGAAGTGGTAGTCCCAACAGTTAAGATGGTAGATCCACTCGCAGCAGGATCAGTACCACTATCAGAATTGTTTATATCTCTAGGTGCAATTAAAGCAGGTTGTATTGTACCACCTGATGCATAGAATGTAGGAACAGTTGAAATACCTGCATTTATTGTAAACTGTGTAGCACTTGCCACTCCTGTAACAGGGGTTCCGCAATATGCAGGATCAGTTGTTCTAGGATAACTATGAGTTGCAGCACCATCATCCAATGCACAAGTGAATGCTAATCCAGTAAGCACCACATCACTTGCTTTACCCGTAACAGACAATCCATGAGCACTAGATGTGGTGACTGTCATGATACCTGTAGTATTGTCGTATATGGCACTATTAACGCCCACAGCAGGGAGGTAATCACATGTGAATGCGATTCCTGCTAACTGAACTTCTTGCCCTACTGCAAGACCGTGGGCTGCCGTTGTAGTGATCGTTGTGATACCAGTTGTAGAGGTATAACCAACATCATAGATATCTTTAGGTATATAAATGACTTGACCGTTCGTAATTGCTATTCCTGTGATATGTCCATTAGTAATTGCAGCAGTACCAATACCAATCAATTGTGGTTGAAGAGTAGTTCCTGTTTGAATAGCAACATTAACAGTTGTCTGAACTCCTATTCTATATCCTGATCCACTATTACCAATACTAATAGAAGAAACAGTTCCAGCAGAAGAAACAATTGCCGTTCCACCAGCAGCAACAAGTGGTTGATAACCCAGACCACCAGTAGATCCTACAGAAGCAACTACGCCACCAACAGGAATATTAGAGTTGTTAGGATCACTTGCAAGAGAAGTTGCGGTTCCTGTAAATGTTATTGTGGTAATTCCTGAACCTTGAGATAGGGTATAATCTTGATCTTCTTCTAATGTACCAGTTGGTCCTTGGAAAATTCCGTTAATAAGAATACATGCATTATTTGTAGAGAAACCTACAGCATTTGAACCATCTGACTTTAAAGTAAATGTTTTACCAACACCAGTAAATCCTTCAGATATATCATCAAAAACTTGGTTGGTTGCATAAGGTCTATTACTACTATCCGCAGCTGCTCCTCTCATGAAGGTTCTTCCTTGGAAAGTGGAGAATGTAGTAATACCTACCCAATCTCTACTATCAGGTTCATTAGTTGTAGAACTAATAGGAGTTGGTCCTAAAGGTGCTGCAACAAAATTAATGGTATTTTCAACAATATTATAATCACCATCAACTTTAGTAATTAAAGAATTTATAGTATGAATTCCTAATACTGTTCCCATCCATTGACGATCAACGAGAAGGAAATTAGTGCTCCCAAATCCTACAGTATTAACCTTCATTATCTCTTCATTGATCTTAAGGAGATCTCCACCGAAGATAGATGTGACTCCCGAAGTTTTTACTGTTACATCTGCAATTCCTAATTGATTTGTTAATCCAGTAGTAACCGCAGTGGCAACAATTGGTTGTTGAATTGCATTATCAATTCCAATCAAACACTTAGTATTTTGATTACGTGCCGTTATTGTATGTGCTACCCCTGTACCAACTGCGGTTAAGTGTAATTCAGTTGGAACTGTTTTTAATGCATCTTCTGCAGTCTTAGCAAACTTAAGAGTTGTTTCATCAACCTTGATTGCATATACGGTAGAAGGAAGAAGAGTAGTAGTACCAATACCTGTAATAGTAGTTGTAGCAATTCCAATTGGAGTATCAGCCCCAGCAGAATAGGTAACCTCTTCACCACTTACGAAGAAGTGCTCTGGAATTGTTACACTATTCTTAGTTAGATCAACTACAGTAGAATCACTACCATCAAATGCTCTAGCAAATATATTTCTTCCATCATGTTCTAAATTAAATGCTCTAACAACATCAACTCCAGTTCCTTCATACTGTCCAAATCCAGCTCTAATTGATGCATTGTTAAGATCAATCTCATCTACTGAAGTAATAGCAGAGTTTTCTGCAGCAATCTGCAAACTCATCTGGAAAACACGAACCTGAACATGAGTACTCGCATTAGGAGTATAATAAAGATTCACATAATTAGATGAAACTGCCGCACCAACTGTTCCTAAACCTGCAACACTGGTAATGTTTCCATATTCAGTTATGTAAGTTTCTGAACTATCGTTTAAAACAATGACTTCAGACATTTCATAACGATTATTAGTAACATCCTCTACACTAAGAATATAATAAGCAGCATTATGATCATTAGTTTCTACTGTGTTATTAATATCATACTGAGCGATGACATTTTCTGTAGGAGAACCAGAAGCATTTATAGATGTATAAGTAGAATCTATGAAAGCTAGATCTTGGTCTCCGTTACCAAGGAATTGAGTTCCAATTCCTGTACTACCTGAGGCAGTATCTGCTATAGAAACTCTTATTGTATCTACGGATGCTGCAATACCTGTATGTGGAACAAACTGGACAATTATATCTCCAGTAGCCATTGATGCAGTATATGTACCAAGACCTGCACCACCACCAGTAGTATCAGTATCAGTTGCTAATTGACCATATTCCAAAAGATCAACATTGGTTCCATCATGAAGAATACTAAGTTCATCATATTCCATTCTTCCATTATCACCATTGATCATAACAAGAACTTTTGAACTTCTATATGTGGATGCGATTCCCACAATTGTAGTAGCAGTTCCTGTAGGGACAGCAGTTTGAGTAGAATTAATATTAATAAAATTACCAAGAGTGGTTGATCCAATACCTGTTGTATTAGCAAAACCAATTATATCAAAACTAGCTGACGTAATATTGTAATTGTTAACACTATACTTTGTTGGATAAAATAAAAGTTGTCCATTATTACCACTTATACCAAAATCAAAACTTCCTAAGTTCAAAACTGAATCTACTGTTCCGTAGTTATTAATATAACCTGTTGATCCATTCTGTAATAGAGTAACAAGACTGACCTGACGTTCTCCAGTGAAAGTTTTATCCTTGACAAGAGTAACAAATTTCTTAGATCTTTGTGTAATAGAAAATTCAGTTGCAACGGAGAATCTTGTAGCTCTAGGTTGACTGCTAAATTCTGTACTAAAATCATCAATAGTTAAAACTCTATTACCAACAGATTCATAATAATCCGTTAGAACTCTAGAATTAAAATATATTTGATCAGATAGAGTTTCCTCATCACTAATACTTAAAGAATTCTCTGTAACTAAATCAAAACTTGGGTAGCAGTTTACATCAACAACACCAATGGCATCAATAAAGGCCACTAAATCACTGTCTTTCGCAGAAGTAGGTGCAGCAGTAGAATGCGATTCTACTAATAAATCACTAAATTTTAAGAATCCACTAGGATGGTTTAATTTACTTACTGCATCATCCCATTTATCTAAAGATACTTTAGATTTTAATGAATAAGAGAAGTTTTGATAATAAAAATTATCAGGTAATCTTTGAAGATTATCATTAAGGAATCCTGTTTCTCTTTGCCATCCCTGTTTAACTACTGATCCAGCATCAATTTTTATAGCAGATTCAAAATTAATTTTAGATTCTATGGTTCCTGAAGTTCTAGAAGTTGTACCTTGAATTAAATCTCCAACATCAAACTCATCAGATGAAGATATTTTTAAACTTTCATTTTTATTATTCCAACTTTCAACCTTTCCAACTTTATTTCCTGCTTTAACTTGTTCACCTTCAATGAAATTATTCTTTTGAAGTTTAATATCAAATTGAGGAAAATATTTTTGAGGAACAATTACTCCAGCAGAGTTTAAAACATCTTGATTACCAGGATATGCATTCTCTGGTAGAAGTCCAGACAAACTATAAGTAACAAATCCAACATTAGTTCCTCCAAGAGGAATATTAACAGCAGTTAAAGTAAAGAGAGTATAATCGTACTTAGAAGAATTATATCCATATCCAGTAGTACCTACACCAACACTTACATTTTCAATGAGAACCTTATCACCAACGGAGAAAGGAACATCACTGGCATCACTAAACGCAGTATTTAAACCGATGGTAACATCTTGAGTACTAGAATCATAGGTAATAGTATTAATACCAATTCCATTCACATTACCTGTAGGTATGATTGAAGGAGGAGTATTATACATTCCCTTTGTATTCTTCAAAATAGTGACTTGCTGATCACCAATATGATATTCTAAATCAACATCTTTTACTTGCTTACCTGTAAATCCATCAAGAACTAATAAGTTGGGGGCTATGATATAATTTTTACCAGCAGAACTAATTCCAATTGATTCAAAAGATGTTAATGATTCAATTTGTAATATTTCAGGGAGATTAGCAATAGGTCTTATAGTATTATCTGCTGAATAATTAAATCCAATATTTTCAATTCTGGTTGAAAGTATCTTACCAATACTAGTACTAGATGGTTCTAGAATCGAATTAGTTCCCACACCAGTAACAATAGAAGAAACTCCGACTATTTCTGTATATCCACTTCCTTCTGACTTTAATTTAATTTGTGCAATCGCACCATATGCAGTGCTTGAATCTGTGGTATATTCTAATGAAGCTTCTGATTCGCTATAAGAAGGTCTTTCAGGACGGGTTAAAGAGTTATAAGTAAATGTATTAGTAGACCCAATACCAATTACAGTAAAATCTCCTGAATATACACTATCCTCTATACCAAGTTGATTGTATCCTTCTATCTCTTTATCAATAACAATTCCCTTTTTACTTTCCGTAATTAAGGATTCATTAATTGGTGTAAACTTATAATATAATATTTCGGGCAAATCTTGAGTAAGACCTAGAGTTAAACTTGCATTAGTACTGATACCAACTTTTCCTGTTTTAGATACTTCAAAAGTATTAGTTGACGTTGTAGAATAGAACTCATTTTCAAATTTAGCATCAGTATAAAGATTAAGATCAAAAGCAGAATAAGAAGTTACTCCAACAAAACTAGCCAAGGAAGGATCTGATAAATCGAATCTTACACTATTGTTCTTCGTAAGATTAGTTAAAGGATTGATAGGAGATAAAGTTCCTGCAGATGCAGAAGTTATATTTACAAATTCAGGTTCAAACTGCTCCGATTCATATTTACTTAAACATAATTTAATTTTACTCGTAGAATACTTAAAGACATAATACATTTTCTCATCTTCTAATCCACCTGATGCAGATGTAGCCGTATGAATTACTTTATCACCAGTATTCAATCCGTGATTTGTAATTTCAATAGTATTAGCAGTAGTATCAACATTACCTGCCACAAATGATTTGGGATCAAATACTATTCTTCTATTAAAGTCATTATACTTAACTGTAACAGTGGTTCCTATTCCTGGTTGAACATCAATAGTTACATTGTCATTGAATTTCAATCCATGTGTAGAAGCAGTAGCCACAGTAACTGTGTTCTTATGACCTTCTGCATTAACTACATTATTCTTGACTGTTTTAAAACTATGGTATACTCCTGTGCCAATTCCAGTCAATCTTAACAATCCTCTATTAACCGTGGTGCTGGCAATACCTACAAAGGTTCCAGTGCTTCCAATTCCAACTTGGAAAGTCTGAATTCCAACTAAATCATTAGAAATTTTTCCAACATACAAAGGAGCATCAGTAGGAAGACTGTACAATGTAATACCATCGGTGGAAACTCCTATGGCATCACCAGTATTGGTTTTATAATTAACAACATCTCCACTCTTTAATCCATGATTAGGAAGATAAATTGCTTCAGTTTGAATGAAGATTTGAGTAATACCTGCACCAGGATTAGAGAAGGAAATAGTAGTTCCAATTCCCACTCCTGTAAGAGTTCCAATACCCAATGCTTCTTTTGGTTCAAAATAAATTTCCTTATTTAATTCAAATTTTACGTCATTTTCAGGAGATGCTTTAAAGGTAAATTTTCTAGAATCTTCAGTTATCACAGATCCAGCAGTATGAGCACTTCCCATTGTGCTTTCTTGAGCTCTAAGAACTCTTAATCGAGAATTTGCTCTATCAACTTGAAGAACTTTTATTGTTTCTGTTCCAATTCCTAGAATATCATTTTCTCTAATTGATAAAAGATCGTTTGAAAGTGATCCTGAAATTCCAAAATATGTTACTATTCCCGTTACCCCAATCGTAGTTGCAGCTCCTGCAAGTAAAACACTCTCAGTTTTTACTCCAATATTAAAACTTCCTTGTAGGTGATCAGTAGAGGTATTAAATCCAGATAAGGAAACCAGATTTAAATTATTAAAGTTATGAGGAGAAGTGGAAAATGCGATATATTGTCCATCCATATCATATGGAACAATCTCTAAATCAGATACAGTGCTACTTGCAACACTAATATTAGTGACTACTTTTCCACCAACCTTAGAAACACTTCCTTTAGCTCTTTGAGCACTATCACCAATTTGTCCAAAATTAATGGTATCCTTAACTTTGTAATTATCTCCTCCTGTTAATATACCAACTTTATCAATAGATCCCGATGAAACTAAATTTATATCAATTAATTGCTCTTTTTCTTTATTTGGTTGATACAAGAAATCATATGATGCATCTTGTTTAGTTAAAGAATAAGGAGTGGTATTTCTAAAATAAGATGTTTTATTTAAATCATAAGATTTTTGATCAATCGTTGCATCATAATTAAAACTATTGGGTTTAGACTTAAACGTATTTCCGATTAAATAGGGAAACTGAGGTTTTCTATACTTATTAAAAGCACCTGAATTTTCAATACTTGTAGGATTGATAGTTGAGAAATATGCATAAACACCATTTGGATAATCAGGAGTTATACAAAAACGACCATTATGCTCATCTAAATCTCCTGAATTATCAAATTCAAAATCTTCAACGAAAAATCCTTGAGGGAAGTTTGATAATGAAGGTCTATTTGAAACCGTTACTGGTTTATAACCAGATTCCATAGCTTTTACGAATCCACCAGTTTGAGTTTCATATCCATAGGGCCCATAAATGGGATTACCATCATATGCCCATCCAATTATAGGAGAGTGGTATTCTGCAGCAACTTCTTCCCCATCAACTTTTTGTAAATCAGGAAGTCCGTATTTAATGTTATTATCTTGATCTCTTACATATACAGACTCTCTTAATTGACGAGGAGAATACAAATGAGTATATTCAATACCAAATTCTGAATTTTCTGCTGCTTCCAAAATTCCATCATCTTCAGAAATGATATCTACATATTTTTGGAATAAATTAACAGTCCAAGTTTGAAGTTTTGCTCTTAATTGTCCATTAGACGCATCAGTCGTTACAGCTACTCCCACACTGCCTGTATAACCAATTCCTGGATTGTCAATTCTTACACTAGTGATTTTTCCATCATTAATAATCGGAACTAACTTTCCATAATTACCTTGATTAGCAGTAATGACTAAATTAGGAGGTGCATTATAACCTTCACCCTGATTATCGACTTGAACTTCAACTATTCTTCCATTATTGATAATTGGAGTGATTTCAGCACCAGATCCATTTTTAAGAGTCAATAATGGTTGGCGATCATAGTTTATAATATCAGAAGAACCATAAGAAGATCCCTCATTGGTTACTTGTACTGATTTAAGAGATCCTTTAAACAGAGGTTGAAGTTTTGCTTGGAAATCTTGTCCTGTAGCAGTAATAACTCCTATTTCACCATTTAGAGTTACTGTAATAGGTTCATAGTTAAACGTATGAGTTCCAGTACCTAAACCAGCAACAGTAAGGTCAATATATTGCCCTGTTTCGTAATATAGGAACTTAGAGGTCGTTCCAACCCCTACACTAGATAATTTAAAGTTATTAGGATCAACTTCAGTAACAACATAATTGGTATTTGAGTTAATTCCAGTAATTTGATCAACATTATAAGAATACTGAATAATTTCGCCAGATTTGTATCCATGATCATTAATATTGATTTGATTAAGAGCCGTGCTAATTGCTACAGATGAAATTATTGTTCTTTTCTTATTTTCATATCCAGAACCTGAATTATCAACTATAATATTGGAAACAATTTGCTTTTTATCAAAAGATTGAAGAGCTTGAACACCAACTCCAAAACCAGATAGGATTACAGTATTCACACCAACATTTACAGCGTCGGTTTCTGACTTATAGAGTTTTACAGTAGATACACCTACGGTATGAACATAATAAATCGCATCTGTTGAAATTCCATTAACTGCTGTTTGTCCAAATGTCTTATAAATGACTTTTTCACCATTTCTAAACTTATGGAAGGTAGAAAAACCAATAGTGCTATCAGTTATGTCAACACGAGCAGAATCTGCTGTTGCATTGAACGAAACTGAGTGTTCAACCATTTTGGTGTTGACACTAGCACTTGCTCCTTCACCATTACCACCACTTATAGTAAGAGTTGGATGAGAAACATAATCAAAACCTGAATCTTCAATATTGATTCCTATTAAAGCTCCCTCAACAGCACATACACCAGTTGCACCTGAACCAACGTTATCAGAAATATGTAAAACTGGAGGATTTATGACATCATAACCAATTCCTTCTGATGCGATATCAATATTTTTAATAGTACCATAATAAACTGCTTCAGTTGACTTATAATTTAAAATTTCAACACCATTGACAAGAATACCTGTTCTATCACCTGGTCCAGTAATAAAATCTCCATCTTCATTAATTGGATTTTTTATTTCTTTTAATAAAAGTTGATGATCAACATCTTTATCGTGAAAATCAAGATATTCTAAAGTGTTAGAAGTTACAATTCCTGAGACACTGATAAAGGATTGATTAGAAATATTAGCAGGACTTGTAGCAAGTTGAAATTGGTTTTTATTTAATCTGTTGACAAAGAAAACCCCTTCTTCCATCTCAGGAAACTTACTAACGACCTTTGTAGTATTGCCAAGAAAATCTTTGGTCTCTATATTAAAGGGACTATAGTAAACTGCATCTCCTGTCCAATACCCATGATCATTTACATCTAAAATTGTAAATTCAGCTCCACTATACTCTCCATTTAATGTAATTTTTCTATCATAAAAATTTAAAGGGGAATTATGATAGTTTGGAATAGATGAAGATGCTACTATAAGATCTTGATTAAATTTTACATAGGTATTTTGAACATTAGCAAAGTAATTATCAATATAAGAATAATCAGTTAAAGAAGATTTTACATTTGCTCTTAATATTTTCCTTTCAACCGTATATTTAGCTTCTGCAATATTTCCTTGTCCTTTAATAGAGAAGCTATAGTCACTTATAATTTCAGTTACAGTGGAATCTTGAGTATTACCTAAAGAATCAATAACAGTAACTTGATCCCCCAATCTAAAATTGTTTTTAGCATAGGTAACCAGAGTATAAGTAAAATCAGAAGCATCAACTAAAGTTATAGTTTCTACATCATATTTTACAGATACATTATAGAACCAATTTTCAGTTTTAGGACTTGAAGTAGTTATTCCTAAAGACTTTATGGAAACTGTATCATTATTATCAAAATCATAAGTATTGTCTGGAATTTCTAAATCTGCTAAAACTCCAGTAACCCTCATAGAAACCTTAGTAGTGGTTCCTAGACCAACATATGCATAAACGTTTGTATTTAATCTAATATTTTCTTTTGAATCAATACTAGTATTAATACCAATCGTTGTGGTGTTGGCCAATCCAACCCCAAAGAACTGATTTATTGATTTAGATCTATAAGTTAATATTCCACTAACACCTGTTCCATAGATTGCATACAATTCTCCTGTCTCAGGAAAACCTATAGTAGAATCTACATCTATTACACTTGAACCTACTGATACTTCGGTTATTATTTGAGTATTTGGATGAACTACAAATTCACCATACACACTTCCTTTAAGGGGAACATCTCTTGCATAACCATAATCAAGATTTAATTTATAAAAATCAGAATTACCAACAGAAATTTTTTCTACTCCACTAATGGGAGCATATGCTTCATTTAAGGAATATGCATGTCCAAAATTTTCTGCATCTTGATATAAGGTACTACTTAATAAATCCAGAGGATTTCCCTCTATAGATTCTACAACTAAATCCTTAGTTACTCTATAGTCTGCATCAGAGGGTCTAAACAAAAACTCTCTTGGTTTTATTACATCTACTTTTTCACCATACAAAGCACCAAAGAGGATATGATATGATTCATCAGTACCTTTAGTTTGATAAAAATCTTTTGATCTTGAAATAAACAATCTTTGATTCAAATCAGCATCTAAAGTTCTATCTTCAAATCCTGGAGAAATTTGTTTCTTGAGTTTTAATAAAAATCTCTTAAATAGTAAAGCACTTAAATTGGTAACCTTACTTCCTTTTGCATGAGGATTAATATCTGATTCTGAAAAAATTAATTGATCATCTGTACCGTATGAAGTAACACCACTAAATCCTCTTACACATCCTGTAAATGTAGTATTAGTTTTTTCCTTATATAAAATTATTTCATCATCAATTTGTATTAAACCATCTCTATCAGGAAACTGATATGTTCCAAAGATACTTTTGTTAAGATCAAAGGTAACTGTAATTGTAGTATCTTGATATCCAACAGAACTTCCCAATTCTGTTTCATCTTCATTATTGGTTAACGACTCTAATTTTAAATATTCATCTATATTCTGAATTACATCAGCAGAAGCTCCAGGATATTCTTGTGAAGTATAATACTCTTTAAGAAACTCCCCCAATAAAGGAAAATCCTCCTGTACAAAAGAAGGGAGTTGATTCTCAACTATATTTTGAATCTGTACTCTTTGGAGATCTGTTGATATCATTAGTATTAATGTTCTGTGTTATTAATATTGAAAGTTCTGTTGGCTACCATCTGGATAATAGGTAGTGCCTGAAGATGCTTGTCCTCTATAGTAGTTAGTTACTGTATAGGAACCATCAGCATTATTAACTCTATCTGAAGTTATACCATCACCTTCAGCAGTAAATATAGTATCCTCAGGATCATCACAAGTGGTAGATCCTGGAATTACTTTCTTTCCACGAACTATTTCACCATTTGCATAACTGGAGGCAGGCCCTCCACCAGAACCACCACCATTCATGCCATCATTACCATCCATATCAGTATCAGAAACTGTATTAATAGTTATATTATCTAATGGTAATTGGGTATACAAATCATGATGACCTAATACATCATTGGAACATGGAGAACCAGATATTTCAATAACTGGGAATCCTTTATTAATAAGTGTACGAGTTATATTAATTGGCGAAAGTTTAATTTCTCCTTTTTTATAATCAATTGTTCCAATAGATTTTTTAATAACTTTTGCCCTATTAGTGGATTCTAATTGTATTAACATAATTTGACCAAATTCAGTAGAACCAGTATTGGGTTTATCAGTAAGATATACCACACCAGCAACTCCATCTACATTAAAGCCAGAGGACTTAATATTGTATCCATCACAACTTTTAACAAAGATACAATTTCCATAGCAAATTTCATACTCGGCAAAACTATTTAACGATACTCTGAGATCCCTTCTTATCACAACTGTTGTAATATTAGAAGTTATGGCATCACTACTATTATCAATCACACCTAATAACTTACTATACTTAAATCTACCACCAAATTGATTTAACTCAGCTGATTTAGCATATTTTCTAAGATTCTTAGAGATGAGACTGGTGAGATCAGCACCAGATGAGATCAAATTGGAGTTATAATATGCGGTTATGTCTAATTCAATATATAAAAACTTCAAATCAGTGATATCTACATCTATTCCTGCAATAGAATACTTTTTAATCTCTCTTTTTATGTTATTTTTGATTTGATCCGACAAATATGGTCCACTTGTAGGTTTAATACTTACAAAAACCTTTCCATATTGTGGTGGAGTCAAAGTTTCTCCACCAAAAGCACTAACTGATTCAGTTTCGGCATATAATGTAGGAATAAGTGCTTCAAAATCTGCCGTTGTTACAGCTCTTTTCTGAGAAGAGTAAATTCGAGTCGAATATTTCTTAATTGATTCTACAGATTCTATACTTTTACCTAAAGAACTAGGTGAAAGGGTCGTAAGAAGAGAAACACCACTACTAATACTAATATCATCTCTTGAAGATGTTAATTTTCCACTAAAATTAAAGTTTTGAATACCATTTGCAAGATCACCATTGGTTACAATATAAGAAACTTCAATAAAACTGGGTGCATCTAACTTTTTACCAAAAATTCCATCCCCAAATATCAATTCATACCTTTCACCCTCTACTTCTTGAAGAAAATAGACAGGAGATTCGCCTGTAACGTCAAATAAACTATCAGCTGGGATATATTTTCTTGTAACTGTTGAAGATTGAGATGGTTTTACTACAACTCTGACCGTAGAGATGTCAATTCCACTATTTTCAAGAATAAAACGCTGATCAGGGTCAAAAGAATTTACAGTAAAAGTGCTTGTAAGGTAAATTCCTTCATAAATGGCAGTATTATTAAAGACTGCTTCATTATTTGAGACTGGAACAGTAATATCATCTAAAATTGCAAAGGTATAACTCTCATTATCAAAACTATTAGATGATGCAACGATCCCTTTATTTAAAGTTATGGTTTGTGGTACGTCTGCATAGTCACTTGTATCTATAAAAAAGGAAATATTAGCTTGTGCTGCTCTTTTAGAAGTAGGAATATACCCAATATTACGTGCTAATGATACAACGTTCTCTCTTAATGTTGCACTATCAATGAAAACCTCATTCGATACCATGTTGGCATTGTAAGAGGTGATGTAAGTATTATATGCAAGGATATCAATTATAGTTGACAGGTTAGATCCTTCAAAATCATAATCCGTAAAATTAGAATTAGATCTAATATAATCTTTAATTGATATTTTTATCTGGTCAAAATCCAGATTTGCGAAATTAACTAGGGGCATTATCTTGTTGGTTGTAATGCGAATGATAACTGTTGTGCTTGAGCCTCTATTCCGATTATTTCATAAGTGATAATAACATCAAATTCATTAGAATCAGGATTAGCAGATACTCTTGTGGTTAGTAATTTAACTCTAGGTTCGTAATTTTTGATTGTATTTTCGATTTCACTCTTTACTGATGCTGCTGTAAGGTCATCAACATTCTCAAATAGTAACTCATTGACTCTTGAACCTAAACCATTATTAAAAAATCGCTCTCCAGGCGTAGTAAGCACTAGATTACGAATAGAACGAGATATAGCAGTCTGATTTTTAATCGCAATAAGGTCATCAGTTAACGGATTAACCTGAAAGGACATACTTATATCCTTAAATGACCTACTTATACGCTGTACAGGCACTACTACTGGGCAAATATATGTTTATTTAGCAGCTTAATCTATCAGTTCAAAAACATCATTATCATCTACTTTCTCATAAAGGTCATTTGTTACCTTTTTATCGCTTTTTTTAGGTACTAGAGGGTCATTTGCTATTTCACGTAGCATTTTCTGGTACTGTTGATTTGGTAAATTGTCTAAAAAGTCGTGCATTTTCGTATTCCACTAAAAAAGGGACTCCGTAGAGTCCCTTCTATTTATTTTCCTTGGCCACGGTAGCGTTTCTTTGCCTTATTTCGAGAGGAAGCAGCATACTTAGTATGTTTACCTGTTCCCTGACGAGTTTTTTTCGGCCTTGCTTCGATGAGTTCCCCACCGAGAGCACTTCTCATTGCCATTTAGTTAACCTCCATAGTAAAACGAGACACGACGGTTAGATAACACGAGTTTTTTCGTGACCAACACGTATCCGAGGATCGCACCAGATACCGTAACCTGCATCAATAGCATCTAAACAGAAACTTACGTCCTCTCCACACATGTCCTGAACTGCTCCAGACTCAAACTGTTGCATCTTCGGAGCAAACCAAGGATATTCCATTTTCTTATCCTCGAACACACCATTCTTAATGAGTACCCAACCGAAGCCAGTGTAATCAACGGTGAAAGGCTTCTTACGCTTTGAGATAGACTCAACGGTTTCATGATTCATGACTCCACCGTTCTTGCGGAAATCATCTTCCTCTAACCAGTGAGCAACTGAGGTAGTCATGCCATCTTCTGTTGCATACCAACCAGCAGCAATTTCATGTTCTTCACCTTCAGCAGGTAATGCAAGATCGCACAGTTGCCAGAACTTCTCTGAAGTAAAGACAATATCCGAGTCAATCCAAAGTTGATAATCATATTCTAGTTTACCATCCCAAGGTAACTGATCAGGGCCACGAAGTACATTCGCACCTAGACACTTACATCTTGCGAAGTTAACCATTGATGAGTAGTCTTGTGATATCTGAATACTCATACCATTTTGTACCATGTCGAAACACATCTGTACAAATGCTTTTAAGAAGATCCTCCTCTTCTCTCCT